TGCAGCGCGTCCACCTCAAGCGAGTTAAACAAGATTTTCCGCGACGTTGAGTTAAGGTTGAAATCCTGCTGGCCGTCGAGCTGCCACGTCCCGTCGAAGATCCTGCCCTGCGTGATTGCGTCCTCTTCGCCCGTTGGTACACCGTCGAACAGCCACGAACCATCAAAAAAGCGCCCGTCCATGCGCAGGGAGTCGGTGAAGCACCATGAGCCGTCAAAAAAGCGCCCCCGCCACGGGTAACGCTCATACGAAAGGAGACGTGTCATCATCCGCAACTCGTCTCCCATGTTCATGTATTCGTATTCAATTAGCTCGTCAAGTTTATAGAGGAGCGCCCATACGAGGTGGGATGGGGCTTGCTCTCGTAAGTCCTTGAGCATCTCACGGAGATTGCCTTTATCGTCTTTTAGGATGGTGATTAAGAATCGCCCCGGCGCATATGTTTCGTCGAGGTCAACGGTAATCCCCCACAGATCGGCGATGTATTTCTCAAGTCGTCTGGGGCTTACTGGTGTGCCAGCCGTTTTCTTACGGTACAAGCGCGCTCTACGCTCTTCCAGAGATAGGGATTCGTCAGGCTCGATGCTGCATTTATGCTCCTGATAGGCGATGCCCCATGTAACCGTTTGCGTAAACATTTGGTCGCCGAGCTCTTGGACGATCTTTCGTGCTTCGTCGAACTCGATACCCATGACCTCATACAACCATTTTACAACATAGGAGTTTTCGTAGACTGGGGATACCCGACTTAGCATTCTCTGTGCGGTATCGGATGTTGGGAAATGCTCTATATCAAACGAACTAGGCATACAGCTCCACCTCTATTTCTCCTGTGACAGGGTATTCCTCCGATTGAAACGAGACGTTACTCTCCGCACCATTCATGTAGAATTCGTCAAAATCCGCAACGCCCGGAACTTCATCCGCGAGTATGGCGTACGTCTTGTTGTATCGTATAGATTTAGCGTCACCTGGGGATTTTACAACAGACATATAGTAACTCATAAGAGCCGTTTTATATCGACTCTTTACTGTATCGATGTCTGCACCCGGAACAAGACGCAGCCGCACTTTGTAGTTGATGATGACCGGCTGTGGTGCGGCTACTTCAAAATGAATCAGGCCAATCGGGGCGATACGCGCCATACTTTTGCGATCTGCTAGATCGTCCGATCCCCAGATGTGCCGGAACACTGCTGAGAGGATCTGCTGATTTGCCGGCATACCATTCGTATCAACTACGACAAGTTTCACGCTGTTCGCACCGCTATAGCCCGGTATCGTATGAGCAAGCCCAACACCGGGGACTTCCGATGCCCAGCGCACGTAGTCTGCATTGTTGCCCGTGTAGCTCTTCCCCCGACCGGCGTTGATGTCATCGATGCGTTGACGCAGGCTTGCGTCGCTTTCTTGCTCCGCACCACCTGTGACAGCTTCTTTGTTGGTTATGCTGTAGATTCCGCTGATCGGAGACCGCATGATCGTAACGGTGTCGTTTGGGACATTCCCGATCTGACCGCCAAGAAGCGCCTGTATGGCAATCGTAAGCTCTCCCGAATCGGGGATAACCGTATCTTCAAGTGTTTCAAAATCAATCGCCGGAGTGCCATCTACGGACGGGACGGAGAATACAAAGCCTTTTGTGATAAGCCTTCCCGGTTTTCCTTTTATGGTTAGATGTCCATAAGCCTTATTTGCTGCACGTCGTTCTATGCCGACATCGATGGCGTGGCAGTCGAGCCAATACCCCTCCGCCCACATCGGGTGCATCATTTGCAAGGTGCGCTGAACAAAGACCTGCAACAGCTCCGCTTTCTCAAGCGCGGTCGGCATTGTCAAATCCCACGCGAACCCGCCCTCGGTTTTGTCGATGTCGAGAGGGAGGTTTCGCATCATACGCTCTTGGATACCGCGAGCACTCACGTTTTTAAGCCATTCCGGGGGTTCAAACGGTACGATTGACATAGATTCCTCCTTCCTCAGTACGTTACTGTGAGCGTATCTTCATCCCACTCATGCCCTTTTACGACAAAGGACACGAGGAGACTGTCTGCGCCATTCCACGAAAAACGAAAGTTCTTCACATATTCCGTCTCAGGGTTTACCATCAGAGCCTCAGTAATGGTGCGCTGGATTGCAGACTCAATGGCACGAATATCACTTTCCTCCTGCACCGCTTTGACAATCTCAACGCCGATCTTGTCAGAGTAGGCTAACTTCGTATCGCGCTCCGTGACACACTGTTTCAAGCACCACTGACAGAACGCCTCGCGTCCCTCTGCGAGCACAAGACGATTTGCCCCGTCGCGCAGGAAATCTCCTGACGCGTAGTCGAAAAAGAAGCTCTGTTTATAACTTTTCTTCTTTGTGCGCTCACGATCTGCTACAACAGGAGGAAGATTGAATGTCGGATACAGACTTTGTCCCATTTGATCCCCTCCCTTAGCCTACGATGTCGCCACGATACACGATGTCAACAACACATGCCTCATCCTGCACCCACGCCACAAGCACTTTGTCACCGGGGCGAATCCAATACATCTTCTCGGGGAGCCGCACATTGTGGACGTGGCTGCCCGCAAAACCTGCGGCGGGGTGCCCGTGTGCTCCGTCGCAGTACGTCTGCGTGAGTGGCACGCCGGGGTCGTATGTAATCGCACGGCATACGGAATAATCGCTTTGGGGAATTGGAATCGGGAACGTGTTTGTTTTCAGGCTGTAATCCCCCAAGATGATGCCAAAATCGAGCACAAGCGGTTTATCACCTTTCTTATCGATCATGCCGGCAAGTGCCGCAGTCAGTTTATTTGCACCCGGGCTGCCTCGTTTGCTCAATCTGCCTCACCTCCTGTGGATTCGTCCGTCTCATTGGAATCGGTCTGTGTATCGCCAAGCCCATTGTCCGTCTCCGTTGCCTCGTTCAGTTCTTTGTCCTCGTCGATTTCGAGTGTCATCTTCTGATCTTCGGCGTTGTGCCGAACACTCTTTACGAAGAAGTAGCCAAGAACCGTACCGGCACGGACACGGATGCAGTCGCCCTTGCGCAGAAAAGGCAAGTCCGGCGCGACGATGGTCGTCTTTCGCTTGAGTGCACCGCGTTCTCGCAACAGCTGATTTGCCGCCTCGGTCGCCTGTTCGAGAGACTTGCTGTGCTGACGCTCCACAATCGCTTGCCGGATGCCGAACTCTGTTCTCCCCTCTACGGTCGCTTCGATTGCCTGATGACCTTCCTCGTCAGTTTTTCCAACGACGATAACACGCGTAACAATGCTGCCACTGTCGAAGGAATCCTTCGCACTGGCGGCGTTGTCTTTCTCGTCGAAATGGTAGATACCATCATTCACGCCGCGTGGGATGATTTCAACCTTCCCTTCTTTTGCGCGAGCGAAGTAAACGCCGCCGCCTTTTTGCTTCACGTCATCGAAGATTTTCTGAAGCATATCGCTGAGATGGCTTTTCTTGAACACCATCTTGTTGTGCGTGATGTCGGGGCCTTTGTAATCATAAGGGACACCCCATTTGTCGAGAATCTGCGTAATCATCGCTTTGGTCGTAACACCGTCAACGAAGTACGCGTAGTCCTCATTCCTCCTCAACGCGTGCATTTCGTCGTATGCCTCGATGTCCAGCACGCTATCACCGTTTGTGTATGTGGGCGACCATTTTTCAATCGTCCCGCGCACCATCTCTTTTTGCTCATCGCCGATATTCGCGTAGATAAAGATCGGTGTACCCGGCTGTATGAGCTGAGAGATACGTTTCCCATCGTACAGCGTATTGTAAACCTTGAGGCTGATGCGAACAGAGAGTTCTTTTGCGCCCTCTTCCCACCCGAGATTCGATGTAATGCGCGTGATGTCAAGCTGCTTCCCGTCGGGAGCAATACAGACAACGCGATAGCTAATATTTTTCAGATCAACCATATCTGCCCCCTAAAAAGGCAATTTTATCTTGACGCCCGCCTTGATTCCGGTCTTGATGAGTGCATCTACATCGACGAGCTTTTTTGCATTCGCAGCATAGACTTCAAGCCATCTGGCGCCGCTTCCTAGTTTTTGCTCTGCAATGCTCCACAACGTCTGATTCAAGACGCTCTTAATGGATGATGGTTTTGGCAGTGCGGCTCGTGATCCCAATTCTGGAATGCCGCTCTCCATCTCTTTGGCTTTCTCCGCATCAACCTCTTCTACCGTCTTGATGAGCAAGTCCTCGGCGGCGATAAAGGAGATGCTGTATTTCGCATCCCCCATGCCGCCTTCAAACGAGTAATCCAGAGATTGAAGGAATACGTCAAGATTCACCGGTGTCTGTGTGATAAGCAGGTTCAGTTTGTTCCCTGCATTCTGCCACGCTTGCAATCGCTGGATGATCTCTGTTGGGGCTTCCCAATTCCCCGACTTGATAAACGAATCCTCCGTGCGGCTCTCACCCGGAAAGATGGCCTCCCATGAAACAGCGGAGAGACGTTTCCCTTTCGGTACTTTGACCTCCCCGCGCTCGATGATGTTATAGCTTTGAAATTGTGCAGATTCTTTGACGCTGATCTTCTCGGGCACCCATGCAAGCGATATTTTCTCGCCCGTCTCCTGATTCGTGATGTAAACATCAGCGACCTCAGAACCGCCGCCGAGCAAGCCAACGGCGAGCGTTCACCAGACACCGGAAAGCCCTGACGTTGTGAGTCCGTGTATGAGCGAACTCTTGATACTGCGCCCGCGCAGGAGATCGCCAACAACGGCGCCAGTGTTGAACTTCAAAACCGTCACCCCGCATTCATGACCGGCTGATTGCCGAAGATGGACGCAACCTTGTCCGCAAGCTGGCCGCCGATGTCGTCCGCAATATCTTCCAGATTCTCGCGGATCGCCTGAACAACGCCCTGTGCGTCCATAGAGCCGCCCGAAATGGTGATTGGTATACTTATCCCTCCCAACTCAATAGAAACGCTCTGGGGGGCATTTCCTGTTGATATAGGGGCGATGAGCGGAGCTCTTTCACCAGATTCGTCAGGCGTAAAGTCCATCTCATCGCCAAAATCGAGTCCCATCATCGTTGCCGCGCGTTCAAGGATGTCAAGTCCGCGCGTACGGTCATTTAGAGGAATGATCGCCTCGGGACCATTCTCCGCAACGATACCGCGATGCGGTGCGTGGAAGATACCGCCTGCTGCATGAGGTGCTTCGCTTCCCCCACCACTGCCGACAAGCCCTGTAATACCTGAGCCGATTCTGCGCAGCGCGTCGAATTTCTCGCTCACAGGCTTTATGACGTTTTCATCAAACCAGCCGGCAATGCCACCAAACAAGCCCGTGACAAAGTTGTACGCGGATTGGAATGCATCAGAAATCGCCGTTCCTGTAGTGTCAACGGCAACCGAGATGGGTTGCCACACTGCCATATCAAACCACGCGGAGGCGATGCCCCAGACACCATAAACAAAATCCAAGGCGTTTCCTATTGTCATCGTGATGTATGCCCAGACAGATGTCGCATAGTCCGCAATCGGCTGCCATACGGTGCTGAGGAACCAGTCTGCGGCAACAGAGAAAACGGCACATATATTTTCCCATGCGGCAGATACGTCCGAAACAATACCGCTCCATACCTCGAGGGTACTGTCTTTGAGCGTCTGCCACGCATAGGAAGCGACCTCTGCAATCATAAGCCACGCCTCGGTTGCTGCGTTTGTGATCTCATCCAGTACGGTCAAAATGATCGCTGTAATCGCGCTCCATGTTGCAGAAGCACGTTTGCCGATCCAGTCCCACGCTTCCCCAGCAACGTTCTTTATGCTTTGCAGGATGCCGGAAATGAACGCGATACCTTCCTCCCAGTATGGCTTTATCATCCACCATACGACCGCGCCGAGACCAACTATGACATTGATAGCATCCTCAACGGCCATGCGCACAGGTGAAAGTGCAGTTCCGACATAGTCCTTAAATCCATCCCATTGTTCTCCTACATATCGAACCGCTCCTTTCGCACCGTCACCAATCCAGTCCCAAGCCGCCGAAATGGCGTCTCCTGCAGACTGTATCGCAGAGGATGCAGCACCTGTGATTCCAGTCCACGCTTCCCCTACATACTGTGCAGCACAACTTGCCCCGTTGCTAATCCAGTTCCATGTATCAGACGCCCCCGCTTTTATGCTACCCCATACACCTCCTGCCGCTTCGCTGATCTCAGCAAGTTGACCGCCAATAGACTCACCAAACTCACTCCCCGCAATCGCGCCACCGACACCGCCTAGGAAACCTCCTATGGCAGCACCAGGGGCAGCGCCTACCACGCCAAAGAGAGCTCCGATGCCGCCACCAATGGCAGCACCTGCTTTTGCACCGACAAGACCGCCCGCGAGCATACCACCCGTACTGCCAACGGACGCCCCCATGCGGTTGGTGTTCTCGCGTTCAATTTCTTTGATGTGCGTGATGGATTCCTCGCTGCCATCAGACGCGGCTTGCGCTTCTGCAAGAGCCTGTTGGTTTTCCTGATAGATGCTGTATGCTTCGTATGCGTCAAGTGCCAACCCCGCAATAGCCGCGCCGCGTCCGAGCATTTTGCCGAACGTACCGGGGTGCGGGGCAGGTTGTGGCGCGTGCGGCACTTTGCTCCCTTTGGGGACGGTCGGCACATCCACAGGGGGAGTTTCCGGCACGGGGCGTGACGGCTTGCGCCCTCTTCCTCTGCCTTTTCTTCCCCTGCCGCCACTATCCGGCACGCCGCCCGCACCGTTCACAACAACGGACTGCGCGTGAACGACCATACTCTTGACGGCGGGCAGGGTATCCTCAGAGGACGGCGCATGTTTGCTCGGACTGTTCCCGCCCGGAATGCTCTGCGTCGCTTCCTTGATGAACTTCCCCGCTTTTTCCGCAAGACGAACAATCTTGTAAAGCCCTGCTGCGAGAACACCACCCGCGAGAACGGAACCGATACCGTCCAACTCTAAGAACTTGTTCTTGAGCTGCGTGAGGATATCGAGTGCAAGTCGCCCAACATCCGATATGTCAAGGCCGTCTTTCAGATACTCGTTCAGACGGTCGATGTCTTTTGATACTCCCTGTATGAAGCTGCGCAGTCCGTCAGCACCCTTACCCTCCATGATGGAAAGTTGGAACGTCTCCCATGCGCCGCCGAGCTGTTCCATATCGCCCGCAAGGTTGTCCAAGCGCATCTTACCTATCCGCTGTGCTGCACCCTCGGCATTGTTCAAAGACTCGACGAGTTTATCAAAGTCAGCATCCGAGGCATTCATCGTCGCGAGGAAGCCGCTCTTTGCTTCCTCACCAACGAGCGAGTATGCCCGATCAAGCTGCTCTGTCTTTGATAGGGTTTTGAATTGCGCTCGCAGCTCTTTCATTGTTCCGAGGAGCGGTTTCACATTGCCGTTCGCATCCGTTGCACTGATCCCCCACTCATCGAGAATCTGAACCGCCTGATCGGCGGGGCTTGCAATCGACGAGAAAATTTTTCGAAGAGATGTACCAGCTTGCTCACCCTTGATTCCTCGGCTTGCCATGAGGCCGATTGCTACGCCCACATCTTCAATGGAATAACCTAACGTGCCGGCGATAGGCGCAACATACTTGAACGTGTACCCCATCATACCGACGTTCGTGTTGGAGTTTGTCGCTGCCTGTGCAAGAACGTCTGCAAAATGCGCGGAATCAGAAGCTTGCAGCCCGAACGCTGTGAGCGCATCTGTCACAATGTCGGACACACGGCCTAGCTCCTCACCGGAGGCGGCTGCGAGGTTCATGATGCCCGCGATGCCGGAAATCATGTCACTCGATTTCCAACCCGCCATTCCCATATACTCGAACGCCTTTGCGGCTTCCGTTGCGGAGAACGCCGTGTTTGCGCCCATCTCTTTGGCTTTCGCCGTCAGCGCGTCAAGCTCACTGCCTGATGCTCCCGAGATCGCAGCAACCGTGCTCATCTGCTGCTGAAAATCTTTGTACGTCTTGACCGTATCATAGATGCCGTAGCCGATGCCCGCGCCCGCAATCATCTGTGCGCCCATACCGGTGACGGACTGCACCGCACCATTCACCGCGCCGCTTGCCTTCTCCGCGATGGTATTCTTTGCCGCAATCGTCACCATCCACGCCTTGCCCGTGAGCGCGGTAAGACGAGCCTGTGCCTCACGCACCTTGATCGCAGTACGATCGATCGCACCAATGGTTGCGTTGTAGGTGCGCCCCGTGATGCTGCGCAGGGTTTCTCGTGCTCGACTGATGGCTGGTGTGACACGATCAATGGCACGGAGCACGACTTCATAATCTGCTTTTGCGAAATTCTTGAGACGTGCTTTGGTTCGTTCAATGCTCTTTTCAAATCCGCGCATTTTCTTGTTTGCGCGATCAAGTCCCGGACTTACATTGTCCTGTGTCTGTACCACGATATCAATGACGTGCTCCGCAGCCATAGTTTCAACCTCCTTCCACTATGTTCGTTCTTGGTTTTCCAGTTCAATTTGCGCCCGTATGCTTGCACGGATAAACATCCGTACAAGCGCGGGCTTTTCTGCATACTCATCCGGCGTCATGTGAAGCCGCTGCAAGATGTGGTGTAGCAGCGTCAACCCTCCGCCGGAGAGGATCAGTTTTTTGTTGTCTCCTCCAACTCGTTGTTGTCAAAGCCAGAGATGGCATCGATCTGTTCGAGGATCTTGTCCTTCTCACCGGACATCAAAATCTTGTCGATAGCATCGATGCCGGACGCGACGTTGAGCTTTTCCCACATCTGTTTGTTGTCCCAGATCTTCGCACGATCCTCGGGAATCGTTGCCTCATAGATGAGCTGTGAGCGATATCGTACCGAGTTTGTCGATTCAGGCACCTTGACGCCGATGCGCTTGTTGCGCACATATTTCGTGTTCTTCTCGCGGCAGCGGTCGTACTGCTCCTCAGAGAGCGGACAAACACGGAACGTAAACAGAACTACCTTCTTGCGAACAACGCGCATGGTATAGGTTTCGTCCTCAGACTGCTGGTAATTCGCTGCCGCAAGCAGAGCGTGCAGAATGTCACCGTCGTATGTTTTCAGTTCCTCTTCAGTACCGGCCGCGACATCTTCAATCGGGTCAGCGGCAAGCATGAGTTCCTCGTCGGGTTTAACTGCCATAAATATCCTCCTTGTCTCTTGTCAGGGTTAATAGCTGAGCAGATTCTGAAGTTCAGGCGGGCGATTGACGAACAAGCTCCACTGACGTTTGATAAGATCGCCAACAGAGACGTTCTGAAGATCAATATTTCCACTTGGTACACAGTCGCGGAAAATCATACGCTCCTCGCTTCCGTTGCGTCCCTTGATGACACCTTGGAATGTCCAACGCACCCCCTGCCCCGAACTCATCATATTAAACAAGTCCTGAATGAACGCGTTGTCTTCGACAACGACCTCAGTGAAATTGAGCGTAACGCTATATCCCTGAAACACCTCATGTTCCTGCGCATCGCCAATCGGCTGATACTTCGCGTTCGTGACATTTGCCTGCACCTGATACGTTTCCACCGTTGCAAGAAGCCGTCCGAACTCATCGAACAAGAGTCCATCTTTGCCCGTGAATACGCGTCGCGCATCAACGGGGCCTCTCGGATTCCACATAGATTACTCCCCCTTCTTCTCCGCACGTTCCGGTGCAAAGCGGAACTGATACGTGAGATAAATCTTCTCGGCGCTGTCAATGTCGTCAATGGCGAGCTTGAACCACGCCGAGTCACCCTCTGCCGGGTTGCCTGGGTCTTCGTAGACCGTCGAGCCGCGCATGAGTTTCTTCTCCTCAATCATCGCATTGATGACCTTCTGCGCCGTAGCCATAATGGTCTGGCGACCATCAGTATCGTTGTTGACATTCCCGACGAGCTTCTCGCAGGTGCTGTCTACGCGATCCATCAGCTCGAAGCGCGTCTTTGTGCGGCGAATCTTCTTCCATCCTTCATCCATCGTGGCGTCCGGTGTGACAAGCGTGTTGATGGCACTGTCAATCCATACCTGATCGCTATCATTGAGTGTGAGTACGAGGCACCCCTTCGTCTCAGCCTTGATGATCTCACCGTTCGTGAGCGGCTCGGTGAGGCTGACCGCATTAGAGATAACGTTGTGTGTGAGACTTGTATTCGCCTCGAATGCCGCGACCATGCCGCCAATGCGAGCCGCTGCACGCCAACCGTCATACTTTGTCCCATCGCTGCCAACCCATCCGTTTAGCGTATAGACGATTTTCTCATCGTTGAACGATGCCGCCTGAGTCATGCGATCAGTGAGCGCCTGAGAGCTCTTTCCGGCGAGAGACGCGAATCCGAGGTGTCCCGTCTGATAGCTCTGAACGACGAAATTCTGCAAGAGCAGTTGCACTGCACTGTCGTCCGTATCGGCGATAATACAGTTCCACTTGTACCGCTCAAGAATATCCGTGCCCTTCTCGTAGGATGCCGTCTTGACCGTCGGATTCTTTCCTCCGGTGAGAGGCTGCTGCGTCACAGATGCAAGCGGCCCCTTTACGCCGCCCGCTGCTTTTGCGATAAAGTTCTTGCTCCGGGCCATCGCGGCGACAAGGTTCTCCGGCTCATTCTCGCCCGGTGTAAAAGAGAACTGCTCGAAGATATCGGTGCCGTCATAGATAATGACCTGCCGATTATCCGTAATGAGGTTTGTCCGCACGGACACCGTAAACGGGCGTGTTCCCGGATGTGCCGCTGTAATCGTTACCGCTGTCGCAGGAGCGCCGTCCGTATTCTTCAGTTCGATGCTTTCGGGCTTGCCGTCATCACCGCCAATGCGAACGGCACGCACGGTTGTCGCGCCGCCCTTGAACGCTTCCTTGATCGCGGATACCGTATCCGCTGTTCCGTAGTAGTCTGCGATGCTGTTCTGCATGGTAACGTCCATGTCAAACTCCTCGTTCAGAACGCCCCAGTCTGCCTGAAAAAGCACTGCCGCCACGCCATTGGTTGCGCCGACGGTTTCAACGCCGCCACTATTTTCACGGCGATAATATACGCCCGGGCGAACTTTCTTTTCGCCAATGCTGAAAATACCGCTCATACGTTATTCACCCACTTTCTTGTCTCGAAAACGTGCGACAATCTCCTGTGCTTCGGTTTTCGTCGCCTTGTCTTTGCCGGCATACCGAAATGCGGCAAGGACGGTGTAATCGCGCCCCCCGTCACCGAACATCTCCGGACGCTGCGCGAATTCCTCGGCGGTATAGATGTCCTCTGCAACTACCTCATCTTTTACTTTCTCTGCCATTTGCGATCCTCCTTAACGCCACCCAACATGGTGGATTCCGTGTGCGTATGTGGGGCGCCTGAGCAGCCCGTATTGTACGCTGATTCGTAATTGCCCCGTAAGTTCATCTCCCGCTGCGTCGCCCTTGATCTGCTTGATGAACATGGGAGAGCCGTCCGGCATTGTAATCTCACCTGCGAGGGCAAGCGCATGACTGAACTGTTCCAGCCATTCAATGCGGTCGTGTGCCGACGGCGCGAACAGATGCACCACAAGCTCTGTGTTCATCCAGACAACAGCATTCGTCTCCCGATCTACAGCCGTATTCCCACGACTGAAATAGATCGCAGGTCGCTCTCGTGTCGGCTCAAAAATGCCGCGCAGCCACGCTCTTCCGATAACAACAACTCGCGCGCACCATTCCTCTGTATAGCGACACATTGCAATGACCGGATCAGGGTCACATGTTTCAAGAAGCGGGTACTCGTAAATCTCGAAGTTCACCGTCATACCGACAATCAGCGGTTCACGGTCACCAACCGCTTCCTTGAACACCTGTGTCTCTTTCCACTTTGCCGAAAACGTCTCTCCGACATCCGGCGTAAAGAACACCCCCGCAAGAGTATCACGCACGAGCGGCTCAATCTCCTCGGGGGGTGTACCCGTCGTACTGCATGCAATATCCACGAACATGACCTTGCGGCGATCCCGTGCGGGGTCAGCAAAGGTGTCCGCAGAAAAGACAATGCGCGGATACTGCGCATCTCCCCATGACTCATCTTTGTCGTCCGGCGCTTCCTGAAAGAAGATCGCAGGAGCAGCGCCGAATGTGGCGAGCTTTTCAGAAAGCTGCGCGTTCCCGATCAGACGTTTTCGTATAAGTGCCTCAATCGTAGCCATTTGTCATCTCCACCTTTTCAACAGATGCCAAATCTCGGCTGTGCGCAATCGCCCATTCGCTATTCTGAACTTCCTGCGCGCGAATCGTAAAGTACCGCGTGGCGCGGTGAATCTTTGGCAAATATACGATTTGTGCCATTTCAGAGTCGATATAAACGACGATTCCGTTTATACTCTCTTTCCATGTGCGATGACGCGCCCGCACAAAGTCCCCTACCGCGATTTTCCCGAGAGCAAACGCGGGGGATTCCTTTGTGATAACAAGAGACATTCATTTCACCCCTTTAAAAATACCGATAACCTCGGGACGCGCTTGGTCGATGATCCGCTGGCGGAAGGGACGTGCCTTCATGCGTGCCGTGCCGCTTTCAAGGGCTGCGGCGTAAGGCATATCGCTTTTGATGCGACAAATAATGCGCTCGCCTTTCCCAGTCGGCTGAGAAAAGACAAACCTGCGCCAGTTGCGGCGAAGGTTGCCGGTGTCGGGTGCTGGTGCTGCGCCTGGAGCAGATGCCGTATGCACGCCTTTCGCGCCACGCTTGTAGACACGCCCCGAACCGTCTTTCCCCAGCACGTCATACGCTGCATTCTGCATGACATTGGTCGCTCGAAAGGCGCGTGACCGAGCTTGCGTATTTACGCTCTGCACTTCGTCATTGACTTCGGCTTCCACGGAGCGAATCACCTGATTCACACTACTCAACCCGATCACTCCTTTCCTCAACGTAGTAGATGGTGAACATCCCGAGCATGGACGCATTGTCCACACCGCGCACATAGAAATAGCCCCCACCGTGCACAAGGCGGTCGCCCGCCTTCGCCGCAGGTTCTCCGCAGTGCTGTACGATGGTGTGTGTCACAGGGTGCTGCAACGCCTTCCATCGCAGGATTTCGGATGTCTTTGCATCTGCGAGTGCGCCTCGGACAATGCTGAACGTTGGCAGAAATACTGCCTGCGGTCTGCCGTTATCCGATGTCTTGAGCGTCTTTCGTTCCACGACGAATTGATGGAACAGGCTTCCGGGTCTCAGGTACATTGCGGCCGCCCCCGATCCTGCCTGTTATCGTGCATCCCCTCGAAGAAATACGGTGGATGATGATGCGCTCCGGGAAGCTCAGGTAAAGCATGTGCCGCAGACAGCTCCTTTTTCAGCTCGTCATAGAGCGTTTTCCAGTGTGCATAACGCTGACTGAGCGACCACTGAACGGGTCCTGCTTTGGTGTCGACCTCGGGCGCGAATCGGAACAGGACGCTTTTTACTAGCTCGAATTTCGCCCGACGCCACGATTGAGGAAACGACGCAATCATCGCGGTGATTTCCTCATCCGTAAGAAGCGCCGTTTTATCCGGCTCGTCAACGAGTACATCGCCGAGTTCAAACCGCATTTGATTGATGCCACTATCCGCAATCTGTGCCCCATCATAGGTGAATGATCTTGTCATAGCTCACTCAGCCTTGCGCCGACCGCGACGCTTTGGCTGCTCCTCATCCTTGTCCTCAGCGGGATTCGGAGTCTCAGTGCTCTCGGCGGGTTGCTCCTCGGGCGTAGCAACACCATCTTCTATCCCCCAATCCTCTAGCTCGTAGGGGTCATCAAACTCCTTGAAAGTGATTGTTCCAGTGACAACGCCCATTTGACGTAGTGTTTCAGCCTTATTCGGATGAATTTTTACATCCGGAATCGTATCCCCGATAAGATAGTCCGTGCCGCCGAAGCGGCACGGTTTCATCGCAACGTAAACCATGACAGAACCTCCCGTCAGTCGACGCAGTTCTTCAGGAACACCGCGAGATCGTCACTCGTCTTTTTCATGTCCGTCGCAATCAGCCCTTCGATGAACTCCGTGTGGTCTGCGGGTGCGCCCTCAAACTGGCTCGTGGCGATGTACTGCCCGTTGCCGAGCATATCCCATGCAAAGATGTACCCCGCCGACGGCTCGTCGATCTGCGGCGTGTCCGTTGTGTAGCAGAGAAGCGCCGCCTTGCTGTCGCAAATGTAGCGCATATCCTCATCCATGCCAGCCGCTGCTGCGTTGTAGGTAGAGTCAAGGACAACGACCTGCTGCACCCCGAAAAGTTGCGCGAGTACCTGCTCCGTAACGACGGCGGGATTTGCCGTTGTTCCCGTATACTTCACGCGCTCCATGATGAAGTGGTTCGCCTTGAGCTTCGCGAACACGTCCACACCGAGCGCGAGCTTATTTGGCCTCCTGCGACCAACGCGGCGAATCTCATTGATAAGCCCATCAAACAGCGTCACGGGATCGCAGTTGCTGTCGTCGAACTTGAGGAACTTCTTCTGCGAGGCATTTGCCGCAGCCGCGCCCTCCCATTCGTTCTTCCAGACACCCGCCTTGAAGAAGTTCTGTGCAAAGAGAAGATCCTGATGCAGGTTCATCTGCTCTGCAACAAAGCGCACCTTCGCGCGGCGCGGGTCAGCCACTCCCGGTGCTGCCGAGCGGGTGTAGTCGAGTGCCGAAATCTTGTCGATGCCGACAAGCACCTGATCGACCTTGCACGCATACGTCTTATCCGTCTGCCCCATGACCGCCGGCGCAACGTGTCCAAACGCGGGCTTACGCTGCACATTGTCGCGTGCGAGATCACCCTTGCTGAACTCGTAGTAATAGCTGGACGAAAGCCCGACCGGACACACAGGGAAAAGCTGACGCGCCGCATACTCTCCCTGCTGGAAGTACGCCATACTCATATTCGAGAGATAGGCGTTCGGCTTCCACGTCCCAGCCGCTTTCTTGACTTCAATTTCTTTTACCGAAACTCCCATGTTGATTCCTCCTCTATCAGGACTTCATGAAGCCCGACTTCGTAATCTGAACCTTGACCGTCTGCCCCTTTGCAGAGCAGTCCTCAAGTGCGAAACCAAGAATAAACTTCCCTGCCGCTGCCTTGACTGCAAGCCCCGTCGCATCAGAGGAGAGCGGATCGCCGGCCGCGAATGCCGCGCCACCCTTCCAAATGCTGATATCCTTAACCTGCACGTTTACATCAGCACCCGCGTCGAGTGTTGCGGGGGTCTCTGCAATTGTGAGCCCTATCGGTGTGAGCGCATCGGTGCATGGGACAGCACCACCACTTCCAAGCGCAACAGCCGTGAAGGGTCCGGTCTTGATCTCGGTTTTTACAGGCACAACAATCGTCGCGCTGTCGTTGATAACAGTACCGTTAAACATCCTTTATCCTCCTCTTACTCGAACTCTGCGATGAGTTCAGGATTCTCCTGAAATGCCATATCGCGTGCCACGAACACACTCATCTCGGGGTGCGCCTTGCGAATCTCCTCGACGCGCTTTGCAATGCGAGCCTCTGCATCCGTCGCACCGCCGTTGCCATTCGATCCGATCTCATTGAACATTCCGGAACGCTTGGCGATGTCGAGCGCAGCATCCAGTGCCGTAACAATCTGATTGTACGCTTCCTCGCTCGCCGCCTTCGTGCTCTTCAAGACCGGCGCAAGCTCTTCGGGCTTCTTGCCGAGCAGCTCATAACGCTTGGCGACCTCCATAATCTCCGCGTCTTCCTGCTTTTCCATGCGCTTCTGCACGTTCTCAAGCATCGCCGCGAACTCCGGCATGACATCCTTCAGCACCTCGGCGGCCGATTTCTGCACAGGTGCGTCCTGCACGGCAACTGTCGGCTGCACGGTGGGCGCGGGCGGCACCTCCGTCTCAGGCGCGCCATAACGCTTCTCGATGTCCTCGAAAAATGCCCGCTCTTCAGCGGTCATCTTGCTCTTGTCAATCTTCATCTCTGCATCCTCCTCTGCTTTCATAACAGGTTCAGTTTCCTTGACGGACTCTTCCGTCATTGCCGCCACGCGGCTTTTCATGATTGCGATGTCCTCGGCGGTCATTGCAATCGGATTCATGTGCTTCTGCACCTCGGCGATATTACCGTCGCCCCACTGATTCGCAAACCCCAGAGCTGCGGCGTGGAACTCTGACACGCTCTGTTTCAGCAGTGCGGTCTTGTCTGCCACCGTATCATCACGGATAATGGAGAACAGGCTGCTGCGGAGCGCATCCGTCACGTTCCAAATCTCCTCACAGACACGCTGCTGTTTCAGCTCGGAATTTGCTGCCCCAAACGTCTTTGCGCCGCCCTCTGACTTTGCCACGTCTGCAACTTCATCCTCCTCCAAGCCAAACCGTTTCGCGATGGCGCGGATAAGGCTCTTGATTTTACTTTCTCCCACTTCCTCACCTCCTTTCGGCGCGTGCTTAAAGAGCGCAATGTGCGCACGTTGATTCGCCCCCGCATCCACAAAATCTACCTTCGTGATCTTGAGGTCGGTCAACTTTGTCGGCATAGCCTCAGCTCCTTTTTCTCCACGAAAAAGACGCCCATCTCTGAGCGCCTGAATCGCTTTTTATACAGTTTCCTGGATCGCCGTCCCCTCGATTGAGAACATCGGGTATTCTCCTGACTTGACCTTCTCCCAGACTTCATCGTCGGTCACATAGAATCCAATCCACCACCCCGTCGGGAGAGTGCCGTCAGGAATACCCATCGCCGCCATCTTTTCTTTCGTGAATACGACGGACTCCACAAGCACGGCACAGTCGCCGCGTTCGTGCATCTCGCCGCCCTCGCGGTAGAGCCGCACGAACTCGTATGCAGCGTTCTCAAGCGTTTCGGGGTCGATCATATCTTCAGAGAGATCAACCAAAGCCGCTCCATTCTCATCCTGCGAGATGCTCGCCCATCCGAAAGCCAGTCGTTTCTCATCACTAGACTTCTGAATACTGAACCGGCCGTGTACGGTCTGCTCCGTCTGAAATGGTCTCATCCATGCCCCTCCTTGATACAGGTCGGAATGTGTACGTCCAGCCCGAACGTACGGATAACGTCAAGATAACCGCAGTCTAAATAGATTTCCTTCGCAAGCTCCTCTTTACCAATGCTTGCGACAATACCGCCCAGATTCTCAAACAGCATTGAGAGTCCCGCGTTATAGCTGCCCGACTCACAGAAAGACGCGACTGCGCCGAGTGCGGATAGCTCACCCGCGCGCGCGGTACTCAGAAGCTCTTCCCACTTTGTCAAATGGGTGTTTGACTCCGGCGGGAGCAGTCCTGAAATATCCTGATAGCCCTTGCTGAACTTCTCCACGCTGATACTGCACATCTCAGGAACAGCCCCGCCGCCCGTGAACAGCTCCGTGACAATTGCATACCCAAGCGGAAAGTTTGTCTGTGGCGGCGGTAGGAGAGCCTGATGCTCGTAGACTGTTGCACGGTTCATAAGATCGAGCGCGAGCTGATGCAGCGTATACTGAACCGAAGCCATCAGCTTCTCATCGCCCGGCTTGAAGTAGCCCGTAACCGCTGCCCGCACAGGCGAAAATAGCGCTGTAACCTTCCCCGCTCCATTATAGCCCGCTTCCAATCGGTCGAGAGCTGCGAGCGCCTCTTTTTCTTGCAGCATAGAATCCCTCCCACAAGAAAAGCACTCTGCAAATCCGCAAAGTGCTCAGTCCTTTTCCTCTTCATACTTTTTCTGTAATTCTCGAATGCGGCGGTTACGTTCCTCTGAGATCGGCTTATAGTGTTCGGCGTTTGTGTCCAGACCGAACAGCTTCCCTTCCGCTCTCAGTTCTTCACTGATTTTATCCTCCTCCGCAATCGCCCAATCCAGAATTGCTTCAAACTCTCGCTGCGCTTCTTCTTTCGTCACCGCTTCCACCTCCTGTAACCGAATCCACGCCGCTTAGCCTCTTGAATTACCATGCTATGCCGAAAGACAAGTTCCTCTGCTTCGGCAAACGAGGGTATCTTATCAATGTCTTGCGGAAAGCGATTCAGCTCATAAACATATTTTTCATCAATGCCTCGGAGTATAGACAACTCGTAGAGTGTGAATAAGTTAATATCAGCTTTGCTGAACGACCACTCATTATCTGACCCAACAGGATGATTATGTGTCACCACAGCACCACGCAGTTCATCGCCGAGATCTTCATCGGGGTACACGGCGTTTATGTTCCCGACGCAACGTACAACGCGCCCTTCCTTCGTGATAACAATAGCGTTCTCCACTTTCTGTGCCACAATCTGTGCCTCAAAATGTTCTATCGTGGATTGTACCATGTTCTTGTCGGTGAAATCAATATGCCCGAGTTCCTGCGGCACAGGATGGTCAGGGGCTTTCCTTTGTCCTTCTCCCGATCTCAAGCCTCGTGCCGGTGCTGCAATCTCCTTGTACTGAACCACACAGCGGCAACGAGGATGCGCGGGGGGCGTTTCGTGCATTCCGGGAAAAAGCTCTTTCCCCTTGATATCGAAGGACTCATCAAATCCAATCTCCTTTCCATCCAGTGCTCCGCAATGCGGACAGACGCGTTCCGATCCAGCCGTACGCCAGACCTTGACGCACCCCCCCATCAGCCCGTCCCGCATCGCGTTCCGTATGCTCATGTTCTCGCCGCGATTGTAGGCAAAGGCAAGCTCCGTATTAGCAATCATATCCGCACGCGCCCGATGCTGACGTGCCGCATATTTGAGTGCCGCTTCCTGCGCCTTCTTCGCTGCGCTCGCCTCGGTCATGCGCGGGTGCGCTTTCAGAAGGCTATCGTAGACACTCTGCTGATACCGCGCATTTGCGGCCGCGTCGCTTCTTGTCAGCCCGATGCAGGGGCGAATGTATCGCGCAATCTGCGCCGCCGTCCAACGCTCCTGCTGTCCCTTCCAGAGGATTGTCTTGACTGCAGCGCGGGTCTCCTCTCCGATGTTCGTGACAAGGCTTGCCGTGCGATCCTTGATCCAGTGCTGCACATCCCTGTCCGAATCATAGAGCAGCGTGCCACCGAGCTTTTCTTCCCACGCCTTCGCCCCTTCCTTCATCGCCGCGAAGTATACTGGCGCGAAGCATTTGTTGATAAGGCGTGCGTAGTCATCCTGCCACTGAAGGATCTGCTCCTCATAACCGCTGAGTGCCGCCTCGCGCAGCTCCTTGTAGGTCACTGCCGCCTGTTGGTCTTGGAACACCGAGTAAAACCACTGCGCCAGCTGCGGAGATTCTGCATGAAGAAAATCATCGAGTCGCCGCAGGATTTCTTCTGCCTCATTACTGCTCTTTCGCTTGCGCAGAACGCGGGCGGGGGAGAATGTCAGCATGGCTCTATCTCCTCCCCAGACGCTTTCGTGCCGTCTCTGTGTCGCCGTTTTCCTCTGTCTGGATGTCTTGTATGTCCTGCGCGTTTTCCTCGCCCTGTGCGGGCTGTAGCGGCTTCATAGCGGTTGTCTGAGTCTGATATTCGTCAATCCGCTCCGGAAGCCCCGCCTGCTCACGTACGAAATCCTCAAGCCCCGCGTCGGGCTGCAAGACCCCGATGCCTGTCATCTTCTGGATGTAGTCGCCGAGCTTGCCGAGATCCTGCGTCTCAATGTCTCCATGTGTCAGTTCGGGGTAGTCTGTGATACCGCCAAAATGATCTCCGTTCATGTCCACAAGATATGGAATTGCTTTCTTATTGAACTCCTCGCAGATGATGTCCAAAAACGCACCGATGGCAAGCGAAAACATCTCAGTTTTGTTGTCCGATAGGGCAAAGCTTCCGACCTGCTGATGCCCGAGCAGTACAAAGTCTGCAAGCACGGTCATCGCCATGCGGGTATCGTAACGGTCAATCGTCGCGTTCGTGTCGAAGTTGCGCTTTCCGCCCGTACTGAGCAATTTCAAATCCCACTCAGCAGGGAGAACAATCCCCTCCATGCTGTCACGGCGAATATTCTTCACGAGAGCTTCTGCCAGTGTGCGCGTTCGTACAATGTCGGGGTCGTCACTCCATATATCCATCCCCGCAGGAGCAACGAGAACAGGAAGTCCCGCAAGGTCGCGCTCAATGCCGATACCCTCGATCTCCTGAAGCCGCTTCTTGAAGAACCACGAACGGTAGGCATTGCGAAGAATGCTGCGCCCCTCGGGATTTCCCTTGCGGCTCTCCGTGCGGAATAGGAGCAGCTTTTCTATCGGGATCGTGATGATTCCAAAATCGGGCGGCGGCATCTGCGTTAAGCCCCTGAGATCGTCGCGCCCTCTGTACTCCCATTGATACAGCGTGTCCTGCGCACGAATCGGCAGTTTCTGCCATCCGATAAGACCATCGTTGTGCTTGCTGTTCAGCGTTCTGTCACGCTTTCGCCCCATGCGCCGCTTGTAGACGATCTCGTGTGCGCTCCATCCGTAGACAAGAAAAGACAGAATCTCCGAAAGCGTCCCCGTCCACGAATCCTCCATGTCGTAAAGACAGGATTCCACAAACGCCGCGCACTCCTCATCAATTACCTCCGCACCGCCCGGCTGCACTCCCCAGTGAACATTTCGAATGAGCATCTTGACGGCAAAGAGTATCGCCCCGATGATGTCGTCATTCTCGGACATTTCCTTGTACGCCCGAATGCCGCGCTGTCCCCGCAGCTCCGGCAGGAACTCCTCATAGAACACACCACCATAACGCTGTTGTCCTGTACGTCCGATTTCATCTTTTGCCATTCATCCTCACCTCTATGTCCAGTAACTTTCTTTCATGAGCGTTCCATCCATAGCGGGAAGCCGTGCATTATTCATCCGCGCCACCAGAGAAAACGCATCGCTTGCTGCATCCACCTGATCGTCATGGAGGGCATCGGGAAACCCCTCCAACTCATCCAAGAAAACATCATTCCAACCCCCTTCGAGAAGAAGCACATTTCCTACCTGCCACTGAGCGGCAAATGGCTCTGCACGCCGTATCTTGTCGCCGGAGACAGGCTTGCTCTCAACCGAGAATCCCGCAAGCTCTTTCTTATAGCTCTCTGCCTGTTCCTTCCCCGCCTGCCCTGGGTCTTGCGGAATGGATATTCTTCGGCATCCGAACGCAGATTTATCCGTGATCGCCGTGTTCTTCACGAGCTGGCGAACGGCTGACGCACTGAACGCCATCCTCTTTGCGTCGATAATGATGTACTGCCCGTTTCTCATTCGTGCCATGAGACAGGCTGCCGTGCGGTCAGGATTCTTGTTCTCTGCCGTGATCTCCGTCGCCGCCAGATCCCATGCCCGACCAATCGCAACAATCTTATCCGGAATCTCCTTCACGATCCGCGTCTGTTCCCGCTTGAAATACAATCCTGCTGCAGGGCGTATCTTCCAGTTCCCCTTGAGCAGCCGTTCCTTCTCCACGACGGTAAGCCCGTAGAGGTTTGCAAGATAGCCGGGGTCAACCCTCAATAGTTCCTTGTTGTCGTGGATGGAGGATGCAATAAACGTCACCGATTTGCACAGTGCGGGACTGAACTCCGGCATCCCCGCACACAGTTCGGATAGCTCCTCGATGGAATCCCCCCACGTCAGATTCCCTTCGCTGCGGAAGAAGTAGCGAATTCTCCCCGATCGTTCAGGAATGGCGTACCCTGTGTTCGGGTCAATCCACCAATTGATGAAGTCCGCCACCCACGAATCCACATCGGGATTGCAGGTCGCCCGAACATACGGCTTCACTCCGCAGGTGGAGCGGTTGCGAGACAGCATATAAAAGAAAACAAACTCACTGAAATGCGTGAGTTCGTCAAAACCGATGGTGCATATCTGAGAGCCTTGCCACTTCGTTACACCGCGGTCGCCGTCAATGTGCATGAACGACACTCTCGCTTTGCCGTTAAACGACCAGTGCGGCTTGGGGCTTGCCTTGAATACCGCCCCCTTGATATTCCCGTAGATTGCCGCGCTCTCATCGAGAAGCCCGCCGTCGATGCTGATCTGCGTCGCGTTCTTTCGGAAGATCGTCGCCCCGTACCCTGCCTTGTTGATGTGTCGCAGAGGTTCAAGCAGAAGCCCATACGTTTTCCCGCCGCCCGCTGCACCGCCATAGATGGCAATATCGGCAGGTGTCGTCAGAAACATTTCCTGTGGTCCCTTCTGCGGTCGTAGGACGATGCCGCTCATTTCGTCTCATCCCTTCCGTTATCAGGAATGTAAATCTCAACCTTCTGCTCTTCCTCATCCATGCGCTCCGCAACAGGCACACGGTCTTTGTATTTATCCGGCATTCTGTTTTTGGCAAGGAATATCTGCATGGTCGGATTCGGCTGTATCTGTTTCTTTGTTTTCTCTATCCGAACAACCGTCCCTGTCTTTGGGTCAAGAATGGATTTTACCTCTTCCACGTATGTCCGCCCGAGCGCAAGGTCGAACATTGCGTTTTCAAGTTCAAGGTTCGGAATCGCTTTGGCATTTTTTATGGCGTCCGCAAATTTGGGAAACTTCTTTTGCCAGTCGTAAAATGTCGTAAGCGAAATCCCCATGTTTCCGGCGATCTGCTTGTCCATGAGCCCGAGCTTCGCCCACATACAGACATTCTCCACCCCCTTTCCCTCAATCCATTCATGATATAGTCCTTTTCGCGGCATGGTTAATCACCTGCCAAATATCGCTCAGCCATAATACGCAAGAAGTCTGTGCGCTGTTTTGTTTCAACCTCGCCCTTATCCACCATTCGATCAACAGCCTTTTTCAAGGTCAATGCTGCCGCTGCTGAAATGTTGTCATCTCCAAAAATACTAGACAGCGGCACTTTGTTTTTGTGTTTCAGCTCTCCTTCGTCGTCGATATACCCTTCCTGCAAATCTTCCTGATGGCGCATAAACACATCAAGAATGAGCATAAGAGATGTCGCACTGTTTTTCACGTCATAGGCAACCTGTACCTTCGATTGTGAATCCAACAGACGCTTAAAATCGTCGATGCGATTGATATAAACCGTATCTTGTATACCTCCACATTCAACTGCGTGTGCAAAGGCTTCATCAAGCATATCTACCTCATGTGGCAAAAAGAGAAACGTCAAACTTCGGTAGTCAAGTTTGACCTCAGAGAGCGACGCAAGCGCAGTCTTTTCCATTTCCTCAAGCACTTTGTCGTCAAGACCGGCATAGTATTTAAGGCTTACGTCGTCGATCTCATCCCAAAGTTCTTTGAGAATCGCCATATCATCCTTGCCGTCAATCGCATTATGACTAAGTTCGATTGCAATCTGTTCCTGCTTGCTCAGGTCGCGATCCGTAAAAAGGACAAGCACTTCTTCCAGCCCCGCCTCAATCGCCGCTCGGCATCTGTGGTTGCCGGAGAGAACGCGATATTTGTCATCGTGTTTCCAGCACAACGGTACGGATGAAAGACCGCCATCCCGCTTAATGTTGTCTACGAGATTGCGAAACATCTCATTTGTCATGTACCGTGCGTTCTTTTCCAAGAACTCCAACTCGCTGACATTGACCAACGCCAACTTATAGGGATGATTGATTAGCCCCTCATTCAGTCGGTCAACTTCTGACCGTGTTTGCTCTTCCACCATTCAAATCCCTCCTTCAATGTCCAACGTCCGGCTTGTGCCACGTAGTTAATCGCCCCATCTTTCCGTGAGTATATGTCAAACAGCCCGCGATATTTCATACTGACATTCTTCTTTGTGAAAACCGTCGTCCCAATCGTCTTGACCTTGATCGACATCGCTTGTTCGAGCACGTCCCGCATTTCTACAGAAAGAGCGGCAACGAGCACCAGCTTCGCAAACCGTTTGTAAATCGACGGGCGAATACAAAAATCGCTCATCATATAGGCATCCGTCCAGCCGCCAAGATAACTCGAACGACTCATCCCTATTGCACCGACTAGCTCATCACCAACAAGAACAGCACAACTCACCGTTGCAGCGGCGGGAATAATGCCAAGCGCCAAATATTCACTCCTTAGTGTGTTAAGCTGCCCCTGTGTAATTCGCGCAATGCGCAAATCACCATTCAGTTCTCCCGTCGCCCTCTTGATATTGATATTCTCCGTCTTTTGTCGTGGCATCGTGATTCTGGACTTTGCGCTGCTATTGCTGTAAATATACACAGGCTTGCTTCTCGCGCTCGTTTGAACCACGCCGCAAAGATGGTCTCGCAATTCCTCTACGTCATAGTCGCGTAACGTAACCCAGTGCTTTTTCTGCATGATGAGCTGGTTAAATTCCTCAAACCGAGCATCATCAAAGATGACATAATCTGGAACATCCCAGTCAAACACCGCATTGATTTTCTTATACAGCTTTTCATACCCGCCCTTATAGGTCGGAGAAAAACTGATTGCAACGCAGTCTTCCGGTGCTTCCCGCATATAGTCGATAACATCCTGCGCGTAGAACCCGGCAATTTTCACATCGTCCAGCGCCCGTTTAACCGCTTCTACGGTTTCGCGCTGCATTCTGTCGAACTGTTCCTCATACGCCGTTGCCAGCCTCTTAAAATACGGCAAGTCTTTATCAATCCACTTGAAATACTCACTGCACATGAGAAGCGTTGCGATTTTATCCTCGCCCGTGGAAAGATACTCGTTCAGCCACGCGAATCGTTCATCAACGACTTCGATTCTCGTATCTTTTCCGGCAAGATAATTTCCAATAGCACACGAATAAAGCGACACATCATTGCTGTGTATGTTTGCGATCCCCTTCTTTGCAAGGATGCGCTCTACTGTAAAATTGCCGGAACAGCCAACATATATTGGAAGCCCTGCCCACTTCGCACTCATCTCGCTCACAATGGAACGAATATCCGTATTGATAGAGCCAATAAACAAAAGTTTCACCCCTCCCTATAAAATAGTCATACAAAAAGGGGCTGTTGCACGAAACCAACGTGCAGCAGCCTCAATTTTGTGCAAAAAACAC